AACAGTATTTGGGAATATCATCGGGACGTTAATCCTCTTGATATAAAGGAAAGCCTGATCAATGATCAGACTGACCCTCCCATTAGCCTATTAAGGAATAGCAAATCCTCAGACACTTGCAGAGATGTCTTCGCTATGTCGAAACATTGTGAGTCTATCTCATTCCATGTCAAGAAATGCACAGCCTTACCACGGCTACTCCAGAATTCACGAAGCTTGCCTATTACTTCTTGATAATAGGCAGGCCCCCATCCGTAAGCGAGACGCGCACACTGGTCAGCATTTTCGATCGCTTGATCGTCAATATTCTGACAAGGCATGCGAATCCAGCTCGGGATGTCCTCTATTACAGGTTTCTCTAACCCAGCTAGGTAGAGACCTCCTCTAATAGGATGTGGAACAAAGGAATGTTTTAAAAAAGTTGCGCTCAATAAGTCACAATACGGTCTCATAGTACCATCCTTAGCAGCATCAGTGAAAACTATGTCATGCTTAGCAAATACTTCTTGAAGTGTCACATTGTTAAATGCATCCTTCAATTCTTCAGCAATTGACATAATAATATCATCACCATATGTTACTATACGGACAAACTTAAAGAAAGATTGTAAATTATTGAGAGCAGGATTCTCTGCGAAGAGTTCCAACCACGCAAGCGTAATATAGAACAAATTGCAAAGACAGTTGATAGGTGCAGTCCATGGGTTACCTGAAGGGGAACCCACAAGCTGTTTGAAGACTAAGTCTCCCGCAACATGAGAAGCGGAGGCCAAACCTTCAAACAGCATCTCTCGTACTATATCATCCTCCCTGTCTCTCTCCGGCGCGTTGACATCATACCACTCATTACAAATGATCCCAACACGACGAACAAAATCAGGGTCCAATCTAGGTCCAAAATTTTTGTAGTCAGCAGTCAAAATTCGAGTCGAATTCTCAGTCAAATAGTTCGCAAGTTTAGTCCAATCATAAGATCGTACATTGGTGCCAATGGCGACACCAGCTTGCAATCCAGCTGACTGAAAAGCCGCAAAGAAGTCCATTGTATAACGTCTCCACTCGATTATCTCAGCAAAACTACATCCATTAATGGTCCTAGGTGCCTTTCCTTCCTTCAAACGTTCATCTTTGAGAAAAGTTAGGTACGGTGAGAAAGGTACTTCACCGACTTGGCGCTGTGCGTGCTGTTCAGCATACAGAGCACCAAGCCGAGGATGTAATCCCTTCAGCACACG